TATCATTATTTACTCTTTACTATATCTTTGTCAATTAATTATGAAAACGTAAGATATGGAATTTAATACAAGAGGATTTCCCCCTCAACAGCTTTCGTTTAGTAGAAAGAACAAGGCGTGGAGAAAATAGAATGTGGATTTTGCAGATAGCAGAAGCCTTCTACATTACCAGTTAACTAGAAAGTCGGTTTATAACATGTAGATAAACTACGATTTAGTTAATGGTAAATTACACATGGAAGATCTTAAACTATTCTTGAATCCTTATAACCTGAACGCTTCCTTTATTCCCGACGGAATTCAACACTATCCCATCATTAACTCAAAGTTAAGGGTTCTTTAGGGAGAAGAAAGCAAACGTGTGTTTGATTTTAGAGTAGTGGTAACTAACCCTACAGCTATCTCACAGATAGAAAACACTAAGAAAGAAGCACTATTTGAACAGCTTCAACAACTGTTTGCAAATAACAGTCTTAATGAAGAACAGTTTATGCAAGAAATGCAAAAAACTGCAGATTTCTTCTAGTATGAATACTAGGACATTCGTGAGGTAAGAGGTAATTGGTTAACTAATCATTACATTAGAGAGTTAGAATTAGATCAGTTATTTAACCAAGGATTGTGTGATGCTGAAATAGTTGGAGAAGAACTGTATTAGGTAGATATTGTAGGAGGAGAACCCACAGTAATCAAACTTGATCCTAGAAAGGTAAGAGTATTACGATCTGGTACTAGTGATAAGATTGAAGATGCTGACATAATTATCATTGAAGACTACATGTCTCCTGGCGAAGTGATAGATACTTATTGGGATCAGCTCAGCAAAAAGGATATGCAATACATCGAAAATATTCCTGATGGTTATGGTGGCAGTTATGCTGACGCTATGGATAATATAGATGAAAGATATAACTTCGCAAATAATCTGTTTATAGACAGAGGTGCATATCCTAGTCATCCTGACATGTTTGATTCATTGGAACTGTTCTCAGATGAAACACAAAATCAGTTACTTCCTTATGATATGGCTGGTAACATCAGAGTGATGAAAGTATTCTGGAAAAGTAGACGTAAAATCAAAAAAGTAAAGAGCTATGATCCTGAGACAGGAGAAGAATAGTTTGACTTTTATCCTGAAACCTATACCTGTGACAAAGATAAAGGCGAAGAAGAACAGACGTTCTGGATCAATGAAGCATGGGAAGGTGTAAAGATAGGTGCTGATATCTATGTGAATATGAGACCTCGTCTTATATAGTACAATAGATTGAGTAACCCTTCCAGATGTCACTTCGGTATTATAGGTTCTATATACAGTCTTAATGGAGATGTTCCATTCTCATTAGTGGATATGGTAAAACCTTACGCTTATCTATACGATATAGTACATGATAAGTTAGTTAAGACCCTTGCTAAAAATAAAGGCAGAGTAATCAAGTTAGACTTTGCTAAAGTGCCAAAAGGTTGGGATATAGACAAATGGATGTACTTTATTGAGGTTAATGGTGTTGCTATCGAAGATTCCTTTAAGGAAGGTAATGTGGGTATGGCAACTGGAAAACTGGCAGGAGCTATGAATAATGCCTCTTCTGGAGTCATAGATGCTGGATTAGGCAACGATATACAGCAATATATCACTATACTCGAATACTGCAAGAATATGGTAGGTGAGTTATTAGGTATATCAAAGCAGAGAGAAGGCCAAATAAGCAATAGAGAAACTGTTGGTGGTGTAGAAAGAGCTACTTTGCAATCTTCACACATCACCGAATGGTTATTCTTTAGACATGAAAGTGTAAAGAAAAGAGTACTTGAGTGTCTTCTTGAAACTGCCAAGATTGCTATGAAAGGCAGACCTGCAAAGAAGTTTGAACATTTGCTATCAGATGGAACTATTCAATTGGTGACTATTGATGGAGATGAGTTTGCAGAATGTGACTATGGTCTTGTTGTAGATAACAGCAATGGTACACAAGAACTTGCTCAGAAGCTTGATGTACTTGCACAGGCTGCTCTTCAAACTCAGGTACTTGATTTCTCAACCATTATGAAGCTCTATACTACCACATCTATTGCTGAGAAACAGCGTATGGTAGAAGCCAATGAAAAGAGAAAGCAAGAAGAAATGCAACGTCAACAGCAAGAACAACTGCAATTACAACAACAGCAATTGCAACAGCAGCAGCAACTTGGTGAACAGAAACTTCAACAAGAAATGCAGATGCATCAGGAAGATAATGAAACTAAGATTCTTGTTGCTCAGATTAATGGTGTTGCTGAAGCAGAGCGACTCAAGATGATGAATGAGGAAAACGGAATTACTTCAGACCAGCAATATGTACTTGAACAATAGAAGCTTGAGTAGGAGGCTAGAGAATTCGAAGCATCTCTACAAAAGGATAAAGAAAAACTTGAGTTTGAGAAAAAGAAACATGAGGACGATGTAAACCTGAAGATGAAATCTCTTCAACAGAAAAATACTAAGAAATGACAGTAGACGAATTTGCAGCACTTATAAAGACCAAACCTTATTTAAGAAGAATGGGTAAAGGGTCGTTATCCAAGAGGTATCATATATCTCCAGAGGACGTGGTTAAAGCAAAAAATCTTGCCTATATCGGCAAAAATACACCCAAAATATTGATATTTGATATAGAAACTGCGCCGATAAAAGCATATATATGGAAGTTATGGAAGACAGATGTTCATCTTGAACAGATAATCAATGACTGGTTCTGCATAGCGTGGTCAGCAAAATGGCTATATAGTGATCGTACTATGGGAAATGTTCTAACTCCAGAGGAAATACAGAATGAAGATGACAAGCGCATTATGGTTTCTCTTTGGAAACTGATAAATGAAGCAGATATTGTTATATCCCACAACGGTAACAAGTTTGACATACCGAGAATAAACTCTAGATTTATCATTAATGGGTTATCTCCAACTAAGCCGTATTTCAGTGTTGATACTTGTCAGATTGCAAGAAGACAGTTTGGTTTTTCTTCTAACAAACTGGATGCTTTAGCCACTCATTTCAATATACCACATAAGCTAGAAACCAATTTTGATTTGTGGAAACGATGTTTGAATGGAGATAAAAAAGCCTTGCAATACATGCTCAAATACAACAAAAAAGACGTTACGATTCTGGAAGAGGTTTATCTCAAATTAAGACCTTGGATAAAGAATCATCCCAACATGGGTAACTTAGGTGGAGAACAGGATGTATGCTGTAACTGTGGATCTGATGATATATCTATCATAGATAACAGGTTTTACTATACATCAGTTGGAAAATATCCATTGTTCAGATGTAATCAATGTCATGCTGTATCTAGAGGCAGAAAGAAAATAAATGAATCTCCCAACACTGCCAGTATATCTCATTAATGAGGAAGAGGAGATGTTATAAAACATTTCCTCTTTCCTTTAATTATCTAACATTGGTATTTAGGTGGTTGTATGCAAAAATGTAACGTATTACTTTTGCTGCAGTTACATGGGGTACAGTGTGGCGGTTTCGCATCAAGCTCTCTAAAAGCTTGGGGGTGGGTTCGACTCCCACTACCTCGACAAATTATTAATTAATAAAGAAGAACACATGAAAGCAGAATTGGTTTTAGGTAATCTTAAAAGAGAGCGTGAGGCTCTTGATAACAAGTTGATGCGTCTTGCACAAGTCTTAAGTAAGGAATGGAAAGATGAAGATCAGGAGTATTTGTGTACTCAACAGTATAATGCAATGCAATTATACGCCCACATTCTTGATGAGAGAATTATTGATCTTGAATACAAACTTGAGAAGAAAAAGACGGAAGCACATAATGAAAACTCACACGAGTCTACCCATACAGACAACACAATGTTTGAGAAGACCGTTAAGTTTAACTGTTCTGATGAAAAAGAATCTAATGATGGCGATCCTGTAGACGTTGTTTCAAGCATATTACAGGAAATTTTTGGAGACGATATTTTTAACAAAACAGTGTGTACAAAAATTTATGTGTCAGAATGAAATATCTTCTGTAAGCACCACATTAAAAAACATAATGTCAGCAAGTATAACTATTGCAGAATCTGTATTTGAATTAGCTAAAAGACACGATTTATTAGATTCTCAAGAATTTATTGATTGGCAGGATAAGCTGAATGCTATAAGTATAAAATATAAGTAATGAGTGTACAAAAGAAAATATTACGCAGTTCTAGGGAACCTGAAGATAAAAACTGGTTATGGCTTAGAGAAAAGGCAGGCAAACTCGAACTGTGTGAATTTAATAATGGCAGATGGGTATCTACTTCAAGTAACATATCCAATGACCAGCATGCATCGGTTAAGCCTGATACACCTGCACCTGTAGGGGAATACGTCACTAAAGACCAAATGAATCAGGTTTTATCCACATACGTCACTAACTCC